CAAGAATCCAATAGTTTGTTCCAAGAGTTGTGAAGCCGATCCCGTTCGTTCCATTCAATGTACCAGCCCATAGCGCGGTGTTGTTCGTGGTGAAAATTACACTTGCTATATTTGTCGCGCTCTTGTTGCCCTTATTATCATCACCCGTCCAAGCGATTGAGCCGTCAGCATTGAGCAGGCCATTGGTGGATGCTGGAAGTAATACCCCCGTCAGTCCCGACCCGCCGCCGACAAACTCAAGGGATGTATTTGTACCTGCTGACTTGAAATCTCCCGCCACTGCTAAACTATTTATACCAACAGAATTGATCGGACCAATAGTCATTGCACCTTCGTGCGAATTGGTTGAGGCAGTACCATTGAAGTACCCAAACTGAGATGCCCCTTCTTGAGTAGCACGGACACGCGCACCTGATTGTGCATACACATACTGAAATACAGAACTGGCAGTTGATTCAATTAAAGATGCACTATTATAACCACCTTGATGTGATGCATAACCTGACATTGTGTTAGTGGCTGCCCCCCATTGCACAGTTCTAATGATCCCTGCATCATTACCAATCGAAGCTGTATCCGTGATTGTTCCAGCAATCATCTTGTTCAAGTAGGTGATCCCATCAAACTTATTGCTGTTAGCGAAAACATTATAACCAGCTTTAGTGACATCACCTGTTCCAAATCCCTGTGGATTAAAAGTTGTCATTTTATTTGTCAGCGTCTGATAGTTGACTATCTCAAGCAGACTTGCGGCTGTACCTTCCACTCCCCACATATCTGTACTCAAGGCGTGCTTTAAAAGAGGCTGTCCAGATGATGGAATGTTCAGCGTGTTCTCGCCAACACCATTATACATCTGTCTACTTCCATCACTCCATCCAAAGGCTGACTGCCCCGTATCGTCTTTAAGATAGCCCGATGTTCCACTGCCGTACATATAGCCAGCCGTTCCGAACCACCAGAAGTCGCCATCGGCAACGCGATTGCTTGCGCCCGTCATGGTATTAACGCCGTCTAGTAGGAACACATTGCCATCGTCGCCGTACGTCACCTTGGCGGTATTGCTAACCACGCTTGAGTTGGCATGGACAAGGGCTTCAGTATAGCCGACCTTGGCGGTATTGCTGACGACAGATCCGTTGAGATCGACCAGAGCTTCCGTGTACCCTACCTTTGCGGTGTTGCTGACTACGCTACCGTTCAGGTCTACTAGCGCCTCAGTGTACCCCACTTTGGCTGTGTTGCTTACGACTGAGCTGTTGGCGTGTACTAATGCCTCCGTATATCCTACCTTAACAATGTTGCTGGCGACGCTGGTGTTAGCCTCAACGAGTGCGTCCGTGAAGCCAACCTTCAGAGTATTGCTTGCCACGCTTACGTTGGCATTTACTAAGTCCTCGGTATATCCTGTCTTCCCCGAGTTCGCCACAACATCAGCATTCGTGCTCACCGCCGCCTCGAAGTCGCTCACCGTTGCCGCAAGCTGTGTTCCTGTATGATTGGCTCTGGCAAGCAATGTAGCATCAGGACTGTTTGTGGTCGCGCCTGCCGCTATCCCTGCGAGCTTGTCGCTGTCTGCGGTTGGGTATGTCGTCTTGCCAGTATTAAGCGCAACTGCCGTATTGTTGCTGATAAGATTCTCGGCATACGCTACATCAAGAGACGTTGTTACGCTACCAGATGAGCCGCCACCGGAGATACCGTCGCCTGCCACAACTGCCGTGATGTCGCCCGACGAGCCTGCTGGGAATGTGATTGTGATGACCCCATCCACTACTGACACGCCACTGGTCGAATCGCCGCCATTAACAGCGTTCGTGACGGCTCCTAACTGCGCCGCTGTAGTTGTATGGGGATTATTCATGTCAGTCAGATGAAGCGTGTATATGGAGCCTGTAGTCACAAGATCACCCGGAGAGCCGATCCCGCCAGAAGTCGAGACGGTAATATTACCCATGCCCCACTCAATATACTGCCCTGAAGAGTTGGTCATTACCACACCGCCATAATACAGGCCGTCCGTAGCAAAGGTCTCATTGGTTGCCTGAAAGTCGATGTAGGAGTTATTCGTGCTCATGGTCCCGGCAATATGCACCGTGGATGTTGACGCCCAATACTTATTCGTGCCGTACCAAAGGAATGATCCCCAATCGGAAGAAGGAGTCCACGCCCCGCTATTCGTGGAAAGGTTGCACCGGATAAGAGGCGACGCCCCGGCATAGACAGGGTTCATCTCCCATTTTCTTGCGGGGTACTGTGTATCGACTGAAATCTCATATTGAGGAACGGCAGCATTTAAGAGGCTACCCACTACGAGCAGGAGAACCCCCACCAGACTTGTTATTCTTCGCATCTTTATTTCTCCTGTTAAGTTCCGCCATCAATCCATTAAGCGTCGACCCTGCCTGCATCATTACCTGCTCGGCTTCCTGATAAGATCCCTTTGTCTGAGTGATCAGAAATCCCAATGTACAATCTAGTACTCCCTCGAATCCTGTTGTCGTTGCCGCCTTTGTTGCCGCTTTAGTTGCCTTCGCTTTCTTGCTCTTCGGTCTCTTATTCATAGCATCCTTTCGTTTCAGTTACTCTCTATATCTTCTCACAGCCATCACGTCTCAACAAGTTCTTAATCCCTCAGCTCTTCCGGTAGGTATGCTGAAACTGCGTCGCGGTAGGCCTTCTCTGCAACTGCGAGCTTAATACCTGCATTGAGGACGGTCTTGTTTGCCTTTATGAGCTTTGCCCTACGGGAGTCTATATCTGCCTGAGCCGCCCTGACCTTCTTCTTGCGTGCGTGCAGGACTTCTGCGTCCATGCGAGCGATACGCTTCCGTTGCATCAGTATGACCTTTGCTTCCTTGACGGGGTTATCTTTCTTTGCCATCGCTTTGCTCCTATTTCAATTCCAATCCGACAGTGCCGTGATTCCATGTGATCGTTGCGTTACCGCCTGTCTGTATTCGCCAATCGACGACGATTCCAGCCGCTAAATAGATCATCTTCTCAAATCCTACCGTCTCACCTTTGGCCGTCTGCGTTGTGGATACATCCCACCCTACGATGTTCCCCGAAGTCGTTAGTGCCGCAACGCCATTGGTATACATGTGGCAAACCATATCTTCAGCCGCTCCCGTTTGAAGAGCCGTATTCATGTACGCCCGATACCAACCGGACACCGAGAGAGTAGCATTGCTATCCGTTGCCGTGAAGATTGGATGGCAGACGTTGATAATAAAGTTAGTGATATGCGTGTACCCCGCGGCAGTGAAGTCCTGCGACGAGCTGTCAACGAAGTCAGCCTCGCAGATGTAGTTTGTGTGCACGACGTAACCCGTGGTGATCTTGGTGCTTACTAGCAACTCGGTTACGGGCGCGGCATTCGTGGATAGTGTCGTACCGCCCACCTGCATGTTGACAAGCTCCCACCCACCCGTGCTCTGAGCGTGTGCCACTGAACCGATAATAACTAGCGCGCCTATTAGTGATATGAGTTTATGCGAATCCAATGAAAATCCCTCCGCTAAATTTTGCATCTTTCGTTACCCCGCCTTGTGTGACTTGGATTGTTTCGGTTTGACCCTGATCTGCACCCTTCCAGTAATCGCCGCTATTGATTATATCGCCCTGCTGAAACTTGTGGTCGCCCATCCCCGTATTGTAAAGGATGTCATTTACCGCCTGCACATACAGATCAGTTCTTGCTTCCAGATAGCAGCTACCTGAACCGACAAGATTAAACGGGCCGCCTCTCGAATATAAGCCGTCGCCAAAGTACCCGCCGCCAGCTACAACCAATGCACCTGCGCCATCGCTTGCACCTGTCGTATCCTCAATGCGCAACTTCTTAGCAATAGAAGCCCCGCCGGATACAACAAAAGCCCCCGTTCCGGCTCCTGCCACGGTGGTATTTGTTACATTGAAAATCTCATCGCAAGACCAATCGCCGCCCTGCAAAAGCCGAGTTGCCCAATCCAGAGTAATCGCATTAGTGGTGCTGTTTGATTTGTCATATAGGCGTGAGTTGTCAAGGTCAATAGCTCGATTGCCATTAGCTGATCCACGCCCTACGCTATATCCGAAACACTGACCGCTCGAGTTGCCGTAATCCCCGCCTAGCTCCCAAAAGTAATCATTATCTCTTAACCAATCGCCAATAGAACCCCCGCCGCCGCCTGATGGATCGAAGCCAGCAGACACATACGTGATAAGGCTCGCGCCCGTCAGGTACTTCAATGACTTATTGTCATCGCTGTTATCACGGAACATCAGATAATCGTCATCCGCTATCGTCTCAATGCCTGGATTGTCCCAATTATTAATCTGCAGATTGCCCTTGTGCCGTCCTGCTCGGACTGCGTAGTCGAGGCTGTTATACTGGAAATCGGGGTCAACATTGTACTGACTTTCTCCGTCAGGGACGATCACTTGATCCTGTGGGTCATCATAGAGCTTCTGCTCGTAGCTTTGGACTATGCTATTAGCCGCATCATATTCCAGCTGACCGATCAGGCGCTTGTATGACCAGTCAGTCTCAGCAGGGGGCCATGTGGTAGTTGTGCCTACCGTCAGGCCGTTCGGGGATAAGCGGGGATCTGTGCCATCATCTGTAGTCAGCTCGGAGTAGATATAGTTGGTCCCGTTCGTAAAGCTCCCCACGTCGCCAGCATCGCCCGATGTCCATGCTTCCCTGTTGCCGTTACGGGTATAGGTAGAATCGTCGACATTCATAGTGTTGCCGCCATAGACAACAAACTTCCAGCTGATAGGGATAGCGTCAGGGATGGTCTTGCCGAATGAGATCAGGCGCTTGCCTGCTAGATTCTTGACTCGGAAGTAGGTACGGTCAAAGTCTGTCGCGAGCCAATGATTGCCAGCATCAAAGGACTTATTGAGGTTGGCCGCTGATATAGCGTGTGCGCCCTTTGGCTCTGAATGGATATTTCCTATTGCTTTCATTCATTACTTTACGGCAGGAGTGTTGAGAAGTCACCGGATTGATAAAGATAGTCGCCCGCACCACCACCAGGACTAGCTGCAGGCCTATCCCACCCTGAGCTATCCTCGCGCCATAGATAGTTCCAGTGATCCTCTGTTATCGCTGCACCAGCCGCGTCAGGGTCATTGATGATTCGGAAGCTGAAATTCATATTATACTGATAATTCAGCACCCCATCATTGTAGACTGTTCCACCGTCGATACCCTCGAATAGCACAACGCCTTTGGCAAACCCATCGAATACGGCAGTATTGATCTTGCCAACAAGCCCGATTGCTACACCGAAAAAGGTTGTATTCTGCGCGGCGGTAAGCGGACCCCTTGGAATAGTGAATGAACCTGTGACTACCACTTTCGAGATAGGTTGACGGATAGGATTCTGCGGAGCGATAGTCCACCACCAGCCATTCTCTTCAGGGCTGTCTATTGTGACACTCTCGCCGCCCATAGTATAACGCCTTGTATCTGGATCGGTATTGACATCGGAGCCGGGTTGACCAGCCGCACCGCTTGAGCCTGCCGTTCCATCCGTGGTAAACTCAAACTCATAGCGGAGTGTGTTGGGGTCTTTGCCAATGAACTTGCCTAAAATCCTCTGGCACAGGCAGTTACTCGCGGCGCTACCGTCAGGGTCAGTGAACACAGTCGAGTTGATGATGGGGAGCGACGCGAAAGGAACAGCGCCCGCAGCATCGTCGTGACGGATGTATGTCTCTTTTCCCGTGACGGCATTGGCTGTCTTTTCGTAACTGTAGCCGCCTGCCTCTCTTTTGTATGTCACTGCCATTTTGTCACCTAGATTAGAATTGGAGGTTCAACGCCAAGAAGCTCCATAGCTTCCTTCCTCATCACAACGAGCTCCTGCAACAGCTGATTCCTGTCGGTATCGAGCTTCACGCCTTTTTCAAGAGCCGCTGACTGAGCTTTCTTCATGATGTCAGAGAGGGAGCCGAACTCTAGCTTGGTAACGTCGGCCTTCTTTTTGTCTTTCGTCTCATCAGACACTCCGTCCTCACCTCCGCCCCCACCGCCATTCATTACTGAATTAAGGTCAGCCATCCTGCGCTTTATGTTCTCTTCGCGCTCGTCGAGAACGTCGCTAATCTTACCGCCGTAAAGAGCGTCTAGCCCCATCAGTAATGTGTCACCAATAGATCCTTTTGCCATTGAGCCGATAAGTTTAAGGTATGCCTTTTCTATCTCCCAAAAAATCTTCAGGACTGGACTCATTACAACCCACACTATTTTGCCGAATGCCTTGAAGTTCTCGGAGAGCTTGATAAAGAATCTCTCATCGTTGAGTGCCTTAATCTTCTTGTTAAGGAAAAGCATGGCGTTACCCACAGCGGTCACTAGCCCTTTTGCATCGAAGAGTTGAGACAGTGAATCGCCAATGGTAGTCTTAAAGTCGCCCCATGCCTTCTGCATGATCTTTGTCCTGTTCGCAAGACTGTCCATTGTCCGCTCCCAATCGCCATTTGCATCAGTAGACTGCTCAGTGGCAATCTCGATACGGGCCATCATCTTCTCTATCTCTGTCAATTCGGCTGCGGTCTTTTTGCCAGTCATTCCCATTGCCTTCATGTCAACTGCGTCCTGCTTCATGACTATGCCAAGCCCGTATCCTGCGCGGTGCATGCCCATCATCATGGAAGTCATTTTCTGGATCACATCGCCAGTGGCCTTGTTCTGGAATGAACCTAGATCACCGGAGAGGGTTACAAGACGTTGCGACAGGGTTGCGGCTTCATCACGGGCAAGACCAAGCGGGACAAGTATATCCTGGAAACTGGAAAGCCAATTCTCCACTTCAGTCTGCGTACCACCAAAACTGTTCTCTATCTCCTTGGACCAGTCGCGGACTGCACTTGCAGACTTCCCGAAAACCACATCAAACTTGTTGCCCGCCTCTTCTGCGTCTGCCGATAGCCTGACGAGCGCGCTACTGAATCCAACGACACGCTTCACGGCGTATGCGGCAGCTATGGCTATGCCTATCCTGCTAAAGATAGCGCCCATACCCATAGCCTGCTTCTTGACGTTGCCCATCTTCTTGTCGTACTTACCTGTACGGGCATTCACGTCAGCATATATATCTGCAATCTTTTCAGCCATCTTCCTGAACCCTCACAACATAAGACTGGAACTCCTGCCCGAATAGATCGGGATCATTGCCGGTCTCTTTCTTGTAAAGCATTGTCGCCTTGCCGATAATCGCGTTCTTCTCGTTCAGCCCCTCAGCCTCTCGCATCGCTTCGCACATGCCCGGAAGCATATTGATTATTTGCGTTTCCGTGAGCGTCCCGATATAGTCGAGCGTCCAACCGTATTCTTTCGCGAGCTTTTGACAGATTTTCCTCCACTCCGAGGAAGAGGGGTCAAGTTTTTTTTTCCGATCATCACCTTGAACACTGTCCGCATTTCCAAGTCGGAAGCGTCAGCACACATCCCTTCAAGGTCAAGCTCAGTCACGTTCTCGTCAGCGCAGGTCTCAAGCATGAAGCGTATCACAAGTGAGTCCGAGAATCCGAGTCCGTCTATGGCCTTTGCCAGTGCGTCGCCTGACGGCAACTCATCCAGCTTCTTGTCGACATACGCCTTCTGCTCTTTGGCTGTGTCGTAGGCTTTCGCTTTGAGCTTGATCTCTCTAATGTATCTCTCAACGAAATACGCCTCTGCGACAGCGCCACGTTTCGCAACGCTTAGCTGGCGGAAAGGCACGTCCTTGCTACCAAGACTGCAAATTACAGGCTCGTTCAGCAATTCATACTCTGTCATGTCACCCTACTTTCTTTTCTCGGTTATCGGTTAAGAAACTGTTGGAGTGCAAGGACCGCTACCCTGAAACGTGTGGGCATAGGCTACGGTGTCTTCAAATGGCACGTTGACAGGAGCATTCGTGATAAGGACGGTCCCTGCGAATATAGGGGTCGAAGCAGAAGCAGTAGCGCCTACCTGGAATGAACCTACAGCCTCAGTGCCATGCAGGTTAACGTACTTGACGGTCTCGAATGAACCAGACCACCCCTTCATCCCGCCTTTGTATTCTCTATTCCCTGCACTCGTCATGCTGGACGTTTCGGGGGAATCCATATTCCGATCAATAGTCCAATTACGAACTTCAACGACTTCACTACCGGCAACTATCACCTTTCCAATCGTACCTGTTACTGCACTGCTCATTATCTTCTCCTTGTATTACGCTTCATCAAACCAGTATCTATACTGTATCACAACCGAATATCCAATGTCAGGGTCTTTTTGCGGCATTCCTGCGGACATCCTCAATACCCCGAACACATGACCGCCATCAGGAAAAACCGGATAGTGCGTATCATAGAGCGCGATAAGTGCGGTCCGTATGTCAAGGGCTGTGTCCATTTGGTAATCGTCGACAAAGATACTAAACTGCAGGACAGGATTCTCGTTGTAAGATGTCATGGTCGGCATAGTCGGATCAGAAACAATATGCATGGTTATGTAAGGCACTTTCGCTCCTTTGGGAGCCTCGCTATTATGGATACCGCCCGTGACCAGCGCCTTGAGCGCAGCGCCTTCGGCGCTGTTGAACCTCGCAACTAAAGCTGTAAATAGTTTCTTCATCTTAATTTTGCTCCGAGCAGTTTCTCTATTCTGACCCGATTACGATATAGCGCTGGCCTGAGGAATGGACGGGGAGCCATGTAGCGTGTCCCGAACTCAAGGAACTTGGCATATCTGGTTTTTTCCTTCGAACCGAGTCCGGTCCCTATCCATCGTCTGAGCCTGCCGGGGCGAATGAACCCCACGGCTCGCTTGAGAAGCCCTGTGTCCACGTTGGGCGGACCAAAAGCCGCAGACCTATTCTTACGCCTGTCAGCTTTCGTAGCGCCGCCACGCTCACCTACGACCCCGCTATTACCAAACGAGCGCTTGATATCGGTCTCAAGCATCACGCCAGCCCTGTCCAGGTTCCGTTCCATCTGAACATTCAGCCTTCGCTTTACCTGCGGACCGTACCATATAACTTTGCTTTTACTCGCCATTATTCCACCAGATCCAGACGTAAGAGCCTATGGTTGACCCTCTGACCGCCTTTCTTTACTTCTCTGATCGTTTGTACTCGGTATCGCTTCTCGTCGATTACAAGCTCATCCTTCTCTGCCACAACGACGCTCGGCCTGACATCGAACCCGAACAGGCTGAAATTGCCATCGCGGTCCTGAGTGGCCCTCTCGGAAGCAGACAGCTCATACATCCGCCCTTTGATCGTTGATTCCTCTGTAGTCTTCGTAGGCGCTCCTGATGCGCTTTTACCGATAGCCACCCGCTTAAGGGTAGCCTTTGTGGTCATTTGAGAGAATAGGCTCATACAAAGTTCTTATACGGGGCCAGTACCTGCATGTTCTCTCTCAACACCAGATCAGCTATCCCCCGCGCTCCATCGTTGAATTTGCGTGTCCAGTCACCGGACTTGATCTCTGCGGCTGGACCCAAGTCCTCTTCGGATGCATCATACATTGCCTTGACCATGAGATTTGCCACAAGAGTCAGGTCGCCCGGCACGTTCCCCGCCGTAGTAAGCCCGTCGTGGGCATCCCTATCAACAGGCATCGTGTAGCCCGACTTGTACCATAGGAAGATGTTATTGCGCCCCTCTAGGAAGTCGAAGCCACCTTTGCGCTGAACGGTGCGGTCCATGTCCTGAACGAGATAGACATCAATCGGCTCGTCAGGCACCTCTATATCCATGTCATCAGGATCTACGGCATTGGCGATACTGTTAGAACGAATGATGGCGCTTGGATGATCGTCGAGGTCAGCAAGCACAGTAGCCGTCCAGCCGGTCTTGGTATTGATCTGAGTAGCCATAGTCCCAATGGTCTTGTATATGGCATACAGAAGCTCTGTATCAGTCTCCACGCCCGCTGTGCTTACAGAGAATAGGTTAATACCTGTCTCGGTGGTCTCTACCGTAGCCCACTCACCACCTGAGTACGTGATGGTCATGGCGTCCTGAGCCGAGGCTGAAGCGCCATACATGCGCTGTACGGGCCATTCCTTGAGTAGCAGGGAGTCACAGCCGTTGCCGTTTACCCATTTGCGATACGTGGCAAGCTCAAGGGAATGGTCAAGATATTCCTCAATAGCACCGTGAGCGTAAGCAATAATCTGCTCAACCCTATCGTTATCATCGAGTTCTGAGAACGTCTTCACCAAATATATAGTCGTGAGGTATCCCATGTTTCACCTTCCTGCGTGTGGGTTTGCGTGCCTTGGTGGAAAGATCATCAGGGCGAATCATCTTATCGCTGTAGGTCGGTTTGATCATTTCCTGAAGAATAGGCTTAGGTAGCCTTTCCCAACGCCTGTGTTATCAACAGTTACCGTCAGGGCGCTATTCACGACAACTCGGTTAACGTTCGTTGCTGTACCATCGGTGACGGCAATGCCAGGGGCCACGGTTGTTACCGTATTACTCGCAAGATTAGCACCAAGGCCGGCAAGTATATCGAAGCCCGTCGAGTCCGTCAGGGTTATATCGTAGGCATCTATCGTAGTCGTTGCAGGGACAAAGGTCACGCGATACAGCTCAGCGTTGAGCCAGCTGACCGTCCCGACGCTCTTATTGGTCAGGCTACTCCAATGCAGGTCTATGCGCTGGATACTCCCTACGCTCAATACGTTGGTCTGAGTAATGCTGCCATCAGCAAAAACAAAAGAGGAACACACAAGGAGTATCCCCATTAGAGCGCTCGCCAGAATGTATCGTCTTTTCATCTTTTCTCCCTTAGCGAAGAAGCAAGGGGTCATCGCGTAGCAAAACACCGGAACCGAAACCGGGAAGGAACTACACTATCCCCCACCCCCTCTGTACAGATTAAGTCAATTATCGAGCAAGCAGGTCGTAATAAATAACGACTGTTCCGGCACCATTAGTCAGAGCCATATCAAGGACAATGCTAAGCTCCATATCGTTCGTCATCTTTACAGCGCTTGCCGCAGTGAAAACAGGCACAATGGCGTTGATTCCCGCACCGACAAAGGTGTTACTAGCTGAAGCATATATGTCATCCGAACCATTCAGCTCGAAGCTGATAGCACGATTGGCGTTCGATCCAATCAGAGCAGACGTGATATCAATGTAACCGCCGATAACAACGGCATTGTCAGGGATCGTAACCCCTAGGCCATTTGTTCCGATAGCACCATCAGTTGCGCCATCGATGGACGCTCTGGCAATCAAACCCATGCTTGCGCCATCAGCAGAAGTCGTAGTCGCCACCAGTCCATCACCAGCAAGAGAACCGCCAGTGATCGTTGGAGTTGTCAGTGCCAGATTTGTGTAAGTGAGCGTCCCTGTGGCCTGAGGGCCAGACCATGAGAATGTGGTATCCGCAACCATGTAGCCAACCAGCGACAGCGCGAACAGAACCGCTATAGCAATCATATAATTTCTTTTCATCGTCGTTTCTCCTTGGTAAAAAGGGCGGTCTTATTTCAGACCACCCCGTTCACAATCTTACTTTTCAAAGGTGGTTACGCGATGCTTGGAAGAGACGCTGGATCACCAGAGAATCTTGCATTGCCCATGATATACCACAGTGCGCCAGTAGCGCCGGCTGCGGAAGCAGCGTTCAGCCTGACATACATATCTTCTGCATCAGCCGTCTTGTCCAGCATATCGCCCGTGATAGGAATCACATACAGCGCCGTAGCACTTGCCACGCCAGTCGTAAACGTGTTAGCCGCAGCCGTACCCTCAACAAACGCATTGCTTGAAGAGTAATCAGCCTTGTACCAGTACTTGGTGAATCCAAGCGCAGTATTAACAGTTGATGTCGCGGCCTGCTTCATCGTGATTACAGAACCCGTTGCGGCATCTGTTATCAAAAGACACGCAAGGACTGTCCTGTAGTTCTTCATGTTCACGCCGTGTGTGGTCGTAGTGAATGTGAGAGGAGCCGATATGTCCGGTGCATCCATAACCACAATGTCCATTCCTGCCAGCATTTCTTGATTGCTCATTTTCTCTATCTCCCTCTGATTTCTGTGATTAGGACAGCCCCGTTATAGGACTGCCCCGTTATGATTAGAACTACTACGTGCGAACTGCTATGCTCAGTATTGGGCTAGTGTCATTGGTACTGCCCTTGTGATTTGTGTACGAATCCGAATCCATTGGCTGTGCGTCTACGTACTTGATTATTCTGAATGCAGTTTGGCCATAATCAAATTTCAGGTGCATACTTTGGGCGCTCTCAGGTCCCTGCCTGTCATCAGCAACCAGATAGCGAGACCAGTCGACTAGCGACAAATCGCCAACCGTACCAGCTGCAGGCATGTGTTCGAGATCCATAATAGGAATGCCATCGAGGTTTGATTTAGTCTCTGCGCCGAAACCACCAAACTCAAACAGATTGGCAAGCTGACCGCCTGTGCCGACTTCTCGCGCCAGCTGACGGAGATAGACAAACAGCTCAGACCGGTTGTACATCCAGCGAACAGAGGAAGCCATCGACACCTTGAGTTGCTGTTCCATCTTGTCAATATTGTCTACGACGATGGTGTTAGCAGCTGCAGTCTGACCAGACTCTATAGCGATAGACACTGCGCCCGGAGCGTCCAGGATACCCATTGGCATTCCAGCACCGTTACCGTTAATGAATGCATCCTCTTCCTTGAACGTGATAGCGTCAGCCATCTTAGGAAGCAGGTAAGCGCCCATTGCGATACTCGGGAAACGCATCGACTGATGCGAAGCATAAGCCAAAACCGTGAGAGCATGAAGGTGCATCTCAAGCTCTTCGAGAACAGGCTTGCTCTCTGAAAGCTGAGCATCTTCGCCCTTCCAATAACCAAGAACGCCGCCATATACCAGCGATGAACTGCGGTCATAATCCTTGACCTGAGGGAGTGTGAGCTGATTGCCGTCCAAGCTGACCTTAGTCGCTAGAGGGCGGATCGTTGCTCTGATAGCCGCCTGATCCAGAAGCATTGTGTTGATTGCCGGGGGTATGAGAGCGCCAGCTTCGGACTGAACACCAGCCTGCATGCCATCACCAGCAGCTTTTTCCTGCATCTTAGCAGAACGCTCGATAGACTTTGCCAGTCTCTCTGAAGGCCTAGTCATGCCTTCGCCAGCCATGATAACGTCTTGAGCGAAGTTACCAAGCGCCCATGTCTTCTCATCATCAGTGTACTTATCTTTGACCAGATCACCGGCAAAACCGTGGAACGGATCTTCGTCTTGCTTGTCGCTGACGGAGATAGAGTGAATGTTCCTTGCGAGATTCTTCTGCAGGTCTTCATCGTCAAGAGCTGTCTTGACTGCCTTTGCTACAGCTTCATCGTCGATTACGATAGTCTTGGTATCGTCATCTTTGGTCTTGGCTTCCGTGAGCTTTTCGATACGCTCAGCGAAACCGTCGAAGATAGCTTGCTTTGCTACATCTTCTAAATTGATTTCAAGCTCTTTGCCTGCGTCCCATTCCTTGCCTTCGGGATCTTTCCACAATTTGAGGATACGGATAAAATACTTCATTACATTTCTCCTGTGTGTTGCTTTTAGGATACTTGTCAGCCAGCCAAGGATGGTAGGTAGACGGTCTCAATCTTCACTACTGCGTATTATTACACAGCGCCACGTGACTTGTCAATCGCCTTTTTGACGCTCGATGCAAGATGATTCTCAATGCTCTCTTGAGATATGACCTCTTTGATGTGAAGTCCCTCGCCTATCCGCAGGCCGGTAGCGTCTTTGATTTCGAGGGGGATCTCTTTGACGGAAGGCTCTGATTCTTTATTCTTGGGGTTAGCTTTTAGCCATTCTTCATGCGCCTTGATTCCAGGGCCATGCTTGAGCTTGAGTGCGCCTTCCCCTGACTCGTCGCTCTTATCTGTAATGGTTTTCTTGGGGTCAACTTTCTTCACGGCCTTGTGCTTGGTCCGGGCAAACTTCTTCCCAAGCAGTCCGCTATCTACGCCCTTCTGAATGAACTCTTCTATCTTGAGCGCTTCCTTGGTTTCATCTTCCAGCGCCATCTTGCCCTCATCCAAAGAGAGAACCAGCGCCATAGGATTGGAAGGGACGTTGCATATAGTCGACTCAAACAGCGTCTTTTCGGTGATGATCCGGTCACAACGGGTAGCGTCGGCCTCGGTCAGCTCAGGCCATGCATCCATAAATCCGCCTACCTTGAGGTCAAACGCTTCTCCATCATCCATGCGCCAGCTTGCGTCATTGCTGCGGAACCCTGCCGAGAACGTCTTGAGGAACCCACCCTTGACCAAAAGCCATAGGTCATTGGCAAACGTGGTCTCGGCAAACGTGATGCGCTGCAGAAGTCCGAAATCATCCGTCACGGTCTCATCAGCCTTGTAGACAGCAGGAATGCTACTGTTATGCGCCCAAAGTCCTATGGAGTTCAGGAGGTAGTCTTTCAGGTTCCAGCCGTCAGGGGTAACAATATCATCGTCTCGGTCAACGACTCTGGTGCTGAGATAGATTGTTGCCTTCCGATCCTTACCGACTTCCTTGATCTCCGTCTGGCAGGTATGGCGCTCCATCTCCGCCTTGTCAAAGTCCGGCATTTCTTTCTTAATTGCATCACGGGCTGCTTTTGGGAAACGATCAATGATTTCTTTGAGCTTCAATTTTGGTTTCGGCATTATTATTTCTCCATGTTTCCAGAGAGTTTAGCACAGTCGATGGACTCAAGGAAAGGCAAAAAATGATCCTTGCATACATTGTCCACCGTGTATATCTCGACTTCAGGGACCGCCCTGCGCTCAGGGTTAGCCTTATAGATACTTAGCAACGCCTCTCCTAGCTTGTCGCCATCCAAGAGGAACTGCTCTGTTGACGGGTGGTACATGAACGATACGCCCATGTCTTTAGGGAGAATCTTGCCATGATGAATCAGCTCAGGCATTGAGGTAGCGTCGGGGCAGATCACGTACAGCCCACAAGCCTGCGCCTCGATAAGAGGCAACCCGAATCCCTCACCCATGGCGGTGTGCAGGAATACGTTGCCGCAAGAATACATCATGCGGAGATACGACGGGGAGAGCAATCCCATGTTGTAGTCATACGATGGCGGGAATGCTAGACAGCCCTCATCAAGCCCGTACAGCTTGGCTATCTCGCGCAGATCCTCACCAGTGGACATCTGGCCCGTGGCTTCGCTGTGGCAGAACAGAACGGCATCCTTGCGCTTCTCGCGGAGAATAGAGAACGCCTTGAATGCTGCTCCGAAGTTCTTTCTGGCAGGCTTTGACATATTCGCTGAGTTCATGATGACCACAAACTTGTCGCGCCAGTCTACCCCGAACGCTTCCAGCAGGCCTTCACGGGCATCCTTGCGGCTCAGGAACGGGTTGTACTCTGAGGGGTCAAAGCATAGCGGGACGTAGGTTGACTCGAATCCAGCATCAGCCATAGTCCTCTGACCGAACCGGCTCATGGCGATATTGATCTTGGCGGTCTCGCATGGATTCCTAAGCTCCTTGACCAGCGGGGCGGAGTCGACTACCTGCCAAGCGGCCCACGGAACCTTCGCCCATTTCTCGCAGTCATACATGAATGTATCGGTCATGCTGATAACTACATCAGGCTCATAATGCTTGATGTGCTCAGCTATCCAGTCATTGCCGTAGTTGGACCGTGGTCCATTGGAGAGCGTGTCTATGCCGTTCATATCACGGTAGGTAGGCATACTGGTAACTACGGACGAGATTACGACATCATGCCCTGCATCTTTAAGCGCCTTAGTGAATAGCCTGGTCTGGTTGCCGTACCCTGTCGGGAAACGGGAAGGAACGCTGTTCCATAGGATTCTCATAGTTCTCCTTGCTCGGTTTGCTGAAAAAGGGAAGGGGGATCTAACCCCTCCCCTGTGTACTGTTATTTTGCGGTTATCCTTGGCGGTTACTTCCACCGCCCTGACCGCCACCAGCGCCACCTCCCGGACCGCTAGTATTGCAGCCGCCTAGATTTCTATTCCTGCGGAGTCCATTGGGTTGCCCTTGACCGCCACCGCCACCCGCCCTGCTACCTCTTGGCTTTGCCTTTGCCTTTGCCATGCCTACTCTCCTTGCCCTGTTGGGCGTTTGTTATGTTCTGTCGGTTTACGTTGCGAATCAGGGCGCGGTTCATCTCCGTCAGCGAACACCATTTCGCCCTCATCAATGCAGGCTTTGTTCCATGCTTTGAGGCATTCAGTATGGGCGTAGACTGTGCTTCTCTGA